ACGCGTCCCACAGGGATGGGGCAGGTGGAGATTCACAAGGTAAAGCGACACCCGTTGTTTTATATAAACCTAAAATTGATTTTGACGATCTACCAACTGCTATGTATTCGGCTGATTGGTGGAAATATTTAGAAGGCGATGGTGTTAATAATAATTATCTTTACGAACCCAGTAACTCTGGTGTAGAGTACATAAGACCAGACGTTAATTATAGGAGTCCTGAAGAAGTGTCCCACGCTCAGATAATAGATGCAGATGGTCATAGGAAATATAACCTATTATAATACAATTTATAAATGATAAAGCACAACATAAGAAGTATTAACAAGTTAAAAGATATAACTATGTAAAGAACAGGGTAAAGGTATTTTTTTACCTTGTCATTTTCTAAGACATTATTCAAAAGATCACTTATAAGATCATCCATGGATAAATTTGTTAATATTAAAAATAACCCACATTTTTTTCACGTCTGTGGAAGGCAGGATCTAGCGAAAACACTATGGGAATTTGTAAATTCTAAAAAGTTAGTATGTGTGTTTGGCAAACCAGGTGTTGGAAAGACACATATTGTAACAATGGTTTTGGGTGAGAACCGAATAAATTTGGAACAAGATGTTCTTAAATCAAAAATACTTACACAAAATTTTATGAGTCTTGTGAAGGATTGCAACACAAATATTCTTATAGATGATTTTGATAGCGACTTACCTGGTTCCAAGGAGATTATTGAATCATCTAGAAATCTTTCACGTGGTTCAACTGTAATAGTGACTGAAAATATACAGAATATAGAGAATTGTGAATTTTTAGAGATAAAACCTTTCAATGAAGATGAGATAGATGTATTGTGGCCGGGGCATAGCGAGGCTGCCCAACGATGCAAAGGAAATCTTCATAATTTCAATTTTTATAAACAATTTTCACATGACAAAGATACATTTAAGAATCCTAAAGAAGTTATAAATGAACTTTTGTCAACTAAAAAGCATTCTTACATAACGAACAGTTTGGAAGAACACGGACACAGTTTGAGTGTTGTTCATGAAAATTATACAGATGCAAAAATGGACATAGATGAAATGGCAAATACAGCAGAAGGTATTTCAATGACAGACATTTATGACACCGAGATTTACAAGTCAAATTGGGAATTTATAGGATACTTTCAAATTGTTGGAATTGCAACACCCTGTCATTATATAAATGGAAGTATAAATCCTAAAAATATAAGACCTGGTAGTTGCTGGTCAAAACACAACAACATGAAGATGCGCCAGGGAAAAATATTAAAATTCAGGATGGACGTTAGTAGTCTTAATTATTTGTTAGGATTTATAAAGTTCAATCCTCAACTTGCTGTGTATTATGATATTCAACCTTCAGATATTGATGTATTAAATCACCTCCGACTCAGGCAAAAGTTCAAAGCGTCAGAGGTTCAGTCTCTGAAGAAGCGTATTTCCGCCTTGTATCAATAAATCTCTTGATCATAAAAAGTATAAAAATTCCTATAATTCCAAGGCATATGAGAGACCCACCAGAAAGTTCCGGGAGCCAACTCACTGGTGAAGGTTGCTCATATACCCTCTTTATGCGCTCATAATCAACCACTGGTAACATACTTAAAATTTAGACTCTATTATATTTCAATGGAGTTTCCCACACTTTACTCTAGAGATAAATCTGGGAGGATAAGATTCTGGAATATAAAGGTACAGAATAACACAATTGTGAGAACATGGGGTCTTGAAGGTGGAAAAATCACTTCAACCTCAAAGTTTATTGAAAAGGGTAAGAACCTTGGGAAGACGAACGAAACAACTGCACAAGAACAAGCACTTTTAGAAGCCAAGTCAATCTTTAAGAAACAAAAGGATGATGGTTATCTTGAATCTCGTGAAGAAGCTGTCAAAGCTGTTCATGTTTTCCCAATGTTGTCCCATAAGTGGGAAGAAAAACAAAAACACATCTCGGAACCCTTCTGGATTCAGCCAAAGCTTGATGGTGTAAGGATGTTGGCAACCCGTGATTGTGTCATTTCCCGTACTGGAAAACCTATTCTTCATCTTGATCATATTGTCAAGGAGATTGACAGTATCTTGAAACCAGGACAGTACCTTGACGGAGAACTTTACTCACATGAACATTCATTTGAAGAGATTACAAGTATGTGTAGGATGACACTTCAAGAGAGCGCCAATGCAAAGGATCTCACACAGTTGAAATATCACGTGTATGATTATTTTGAAATTTATAATCTTGGTGAAACTTTTGTTGATCGTTTTGCAAAACTGAATAATATCCATAAGAAACACAAATTGACCCATATAAAACTTGTTCCAACTAATCAGCTTGCAAAAAAAGGTCACCTAAAAGAGGCTCACGAAGCATATGTTGAACATGGTTATGAAGGTACCATGATCAGAGAAGCCCACAGTGGTTATACTCTAAATGAGAGATCAAATGGTCTTCTCAAATATAAGGACTTTACCACAGAGGAGTACAAGATTGTTGATGCTGTTGAAGCTACTGGTAGGGACAAGGGAACAGTTGTGTGGATATGCACAAATGGTTCACAGAACTTTTCGGTTCGTCCCCGGGGTACACAAGAGGTAAGAGCTAAGATGCTTAGTGAAAAGGATAAGTACATTGGTAAAATGCTCACGGTTCAGTATCAAAACTTGACAAGTACTGGGGTTCCAAGATTTCCAGTTGGAATAACTGTTAGGGATTATGAATAAATTTATTTGTTAATATTATTATGGTTAGATCTTCTGGAAGATTGGTAGGTCGGGCACAGCCTGATTATAAATCAGATCCGTTACAATCAGTGCTTAAATTACAAACAGGAAGAATAGTAAAAACACCACAATTAGAGGCTAGATATAAAAGATATATAGAAAAACTTAAAAAAACAGGTGCAAAAGTTGTTCCATATACAACATGGAAAAATAGGATAAATGTTTTACAAAGGAGAGTAAAGGCTAAACCAAGAGATCCTTCAAAAATAGCGACATCTTCTATTGATAGAAAATTAATACCATGGCTTCCTGTTGTTATAAATGGTATACAACTTAAATTAATGACTACATTAGGTATACGTGTCCCCGGACATATAGGAACAACTTATAATGCCGGATGGGCTTCAATAAATAAAAATTATTTTGGAGCATGGTTAAAAATGAATGCCAATGGGAGAAACCCATATATACTTAATAAATTGTATGTAGGAAATACAAATTTCACTACTAAAAAACCACAAATCGTCTCTAACTCTACATTAAACACTCGTATTTTAGCTGCTTTACGTTCTAATCCAACGAGTGGTAAAAGAACAATGGTTAAAAGTAACTATACAGGACCAAGCGTTGCAGAGTTATCTGAGGTGATCAATCCAGTTATTAAGGGGTCGGGTGATGAATATGAGCTAATGTCTTCATTAGGCTTTAAACTCATAGGAGATAGGATAACAGCAGAAACTGTTAATTGGATAAATTCTAGTCCACTAAACAAAATAATTAAACCATATGATAAAAAGGTAGGAAAACTTATAATAGAAACTTTTTATAGCGGACAGGGAACTTTTACAGAACAAGATCTTCAGAAATTAGTTAAAGAACTACATAATCAACTTTTTATGGGTAATGGTCTACCTGGATTTATTTTTGATAATGCATGTGCGTTCACTGGAGAAAGACCTTTACCGTTGTATTGTATCCTAAAAGGAATACCTTGTATATATAGCCCAAATTTCATGAACATTTATTATGCCCATTTGGATGCATATAATACACTTATAAATGGTAAAACTTTTACAAACCCTGTTTTAAATGCTATCTTGAACGGACCGGGTGACATAATTGAAAGACTTGCTATATTTGATTGTTTTCATGATTTTGGAAAGGGCGGTCTTCGGGTAATTACTTCCCCAGATGTTACATTTGAGAGTGTTCATTTTTTAATGTATAAAATGTATGGTAATAAACATAGTGATTTAATAAATTGGATTGATGGTAAAATAGATCCTAATTGTATAATAAAAAACCAGAAATCTGTAACAGATGGTGAGAGTGCTATCGTAAAAGAAATATTAGAAAAACTACCCCAAAATCAAAGAAATTTATCAGATATAAAAAATCTATATATAGATCGCTTCAATATGGCATTGATGTATGATGCGGGTGATATGCCTAAAGTTTTAGAGAATAGAAAAGGTGGAGCCATACATAGAGTTATAAATTCAGCGTCTGCTAGACCTGGTCCTATATTCAAGCAACTGATAAACAGAATGTTTCCAAATGCAAGGCCTTAAAATAATGTTATTATTTAAATATGAAGCCCAGTGTACCATCTGTTAAAGATCAAGAAGTCGCATTAAAAAAGATATTAGTTACATCATTCAGGAGAACTATCAAAGAAGATTATGATATAATATCACAGTACAACAATACGGGGAAACTAGCTACTAACATTCCCGACGCCACTATTGAAGCTATTTCTGCTGTTCTGTCAGAATCAGTTATTGAGTATAATTCTCAAAAGAATAAAACTAACTTTAAAATATACCACGATAGAATAATGAATATACTAGGTTCTTTACATCAAAGTGGAAATTCCAGAGCAACAGGTTTAGGACTTGCAAATGTACAAGCAAACAAATCTCTTCGTCCCGCCGCATCAGGACTTAAAAAATCACCCACTGAGATAGTTTAGAAAAACATTGAATTTCTATACATTTTTACATTGAATGTCTCGCCCTCCCGGGAGAGTACCTCAACTTGTTCACCCCCATAAAACTCTTGACAACCTATATCCTCAGTGCAATCCCTGTCCTGATGATATATAGGTAAGGGATATATCTGTTCACCTGAAGTGGTTGTATAGTAGTTGTACCTGTCATTGTAACCATGTGAATGTTTACCCCACAATGGAAGGGTTTGACCATCTGAACCTACCAATAGACCCATTTGTTGGTAGTTTGGAGGTTTGTAAGTCTTAAATGGTGGAGGTCTATATTCCGGAACTATAGCGCGTGACTGATTAACCATCGTGGGAACATAGACTTTTTCTGTTTTTGTTTCTGTAAGAACTTTCACCTTTGGTTTTCTACATAAGAGTAATATCAATACAAGAATAAGTATAACAATAATGGCAATTAGAGGAGAATATCTTTTCATTTATATATACTTATGATATTTGTTGGAGTAGATATAGGATATTACAACATGGGACTTGTTCAGTGCCAAACAGATCCCTTTGAGGTTACATGGGCGAAGAAGATTGACATTACAACTTACATACATGATACTGTTCCATTCTGTGAATGTCAATTACATCACACTCACGAAATGGGTGACTATATGTTACACTTTATACAGGAATACAGATGGATATTTGACAGTGCAGATAAGATCTTTATTGATAGACAACCTCCGGGTGGTTTTGGAGCCATAGAGACTCTTTTATTTGTAACATTTCGTGAAAAAGTTGAGCTTATAAGTCCAAACAGTTTGCACAAGCACTTTATGATAGGTCATCTTGAATATGAACGTAGGAAAGAGGAAACCATAAAGATTGCCACCCCCTTTATCGGACACATCCAAAATTTCATACACACACCCCGAAAGCACGACATGGCAGATGCGGTGTGTATGTGTCTTTATAAGGTTCCCAAACCAAAGAGAGTACCACAAGAACCTGTTCCTGATTTTAATATATTTAGATTGTAATATAATGGTATATGTTCCGGCTAGGTATTTTACAGGTTTGTCACAGAGGGAAAAAGCTCAGAGACTTCGTAGAATGAAAGAGGGTACCCAAAGAAAATCAAGTGATCCACGAGGGTACAGACCTTTTCCATCTGACAAGGACAAAAAGGTTCGTAAATCCAGGTACACCCAAAAGTTTGAAAAATTGTACCCAAATGCAAAAAGTCTACAACAAAAGGCAAGCGCAACCGGTGTACCTTTTAATATAATAAAGAAGGTCTACAACAAGGGTTTGGCTGCGTGGAGAACCGGGCATCGGCCGGGGGCTTCGCAACATGCTTGGGGGTACGCACGGGTGCATTCTTTTCTCACACGTGGAAAGACTTTTTACACTGCAGATGTCTCTCTTGTCCGAGAGGCACTTCCACGTATGACTGCAAAGAATATAAAAAAATGGTTTATAATATAATGAAAGACTGTTATGAGTTCAGAAAATTAAAGACTGGAGCGGGTATATTTGAAAATGTGACAGACGCTTGTATAATATTAACATGTTGTGAATCTAATAATTTCAAAAATGAATCTTCTGTTTTTGAACAATTAAAAAAGAGAAATTTTCATAGTAACACGTACATATTATATAATAAAGGTTACAAATCGTGTGATAAAGGAGTTTATATTGATAAACCTACATTTGATTTAACACACGCTTTGTATACGATTTTCAATAAATTTTCAAAATTTGATAGAATATTAGTTTTAGAAGATGATTTTGAAGTTAATGAAATCTATTTTGATCTTTTGCACATAAACAACATTGAAATGTTTGTTAAAAATAATGATTTTGATGTATATTCATTGGGTTCATTTTGTTTTTTGGCAAATTATTTTAGTATACATCAGAGATGTATTGAAAGTTTGAGTTTTACACAATCTATTATATACTCAAAAAAATACATGAAAAGATTTATATCACATTATGAAAATAAGAACACATGTATTGCGGTTGACTGGTGGTATAGATATGATCTGAGTTTCAAATTATACAGGTATTATTTACCGTTAATATGCCAAAGATTTCCAATGACTGAAAATAGAAAAGAAGGATGGGAAGGTTCGCTTTTTAAAAAAAAAATTCAACAGAAGATTATAGATGTACTAAATCTTGAAAATAAAATAAATCCTGGATGGATACTTACGTATCATTTTCCTTTTTTCGTTCAAACTATAATTTTATTATATATTGTAACATTGATTATAAAATTGTAGTGTTTTCATTACTTGTATTGTTATCATATATTATTGAAAAGGTTTCTATAAAATGTAAAAGTAAGAATATCAGCGACTAGATAAAAAGTGAAATTGTATCAATGTGGTACGTTCATTTTCAAGAAATATTTTTTATTTCATGTGTTTATGAAATTAATAGTTGGTGTGCATTGGATTGTTCTTGAAAGTATAACAGGACGAGATTTGTGTTTTTTTCAGTGATTTATAATAATTATTGTAAACTAGACAAAAAACACTTTTCCATGATTTGAATTATCATATTGAAGGCTGGCCATATTTGACATTTTTAAGTTTTATGTATGATCTATATTTTATTTCTAAGGGTAATATATAATGACTAAAAAGGTAATAACATTCGGAACATATGATCTTTTTCACATTGGGCATGTTAATATTATTGAGAGAGCAAAAGAACTGGGTGATGAACTCTATGTAGGTGTTTCTTCGGATGCTCTAAACTTCAAAAAGAAACATGTTTATCCCATGTACTCAGAAGACGATCGTATGAAAATAATAGGTTCAATGGGGTGTGTTGACCATGTGTTTCTTGAAGAATCACTTGAACTTAAAAGGCATTATATAGAAGAAGTTGGTGCAGATATTTTAGTGATGGGTGATGACTGGGAGGGGAGATTTGATTTTTGTAAGGATTTATGTGAAGTTGTATATCTCACGAGAACACCAGATATTTCAACAACACTCATAAAAAAAAAGATAAAGTGTTAGTATAATGAACTATAGACTTATATTCTTTTTCACACTTGTTACAATCTCTTTTTTATATGAAAAATTACATATAAAATGTAAAAAAGATAATATAGGAAAAGAATTGTTTTCTTATATACATCACATAATTGCAATATGGATAGTGTTTGGTACACTTATTTTTAACAAGTATCACTTGTTACATTTGTTTATATTCTTAGCAGTTTGGGCACATTGGCAATTAATGTACTCTTGGTTAGGTATGTATGGTTGTATATTGAGTAGGTTGTACAATAATATTTGTAATCTTCCGCTAGACGAGAAATTTAGAGATATATTTTACGCTGTTGATGATAAACGTATTATGCAAACGCTATACCTTTACGTTATGATGTATGATGCATATTTTATTTCTAAAGGTAATATATAATGAATAAATACGAAGATCCTAATTACGTTCTACCATTAGAATGGCACCTGTATGAAACTGTCTGTCCTGTTTTGGCTCCCATTGCCTATGAACAGATTGGACTTAGTCCAAATGGGATAACAACTGTGGGAAACATATTCGGAGCCCTAGGTCTTATATCTCTCTATAATGACAATTATCTTTGGTTTTTCCTATTTATAATGATCAGACAGATGTTAGATGGATTAGATGGTTATGTAGCAAGAAAATACAAACATTTTAGCAAATGGGGAGATAAATATGATCATGTATCTGACGGTATAGTTACAACTCTTATTACAATACTTTTTATATTTAAATTAAAACCAAGAAATAGAGTATTTTTAGTACCAATGATTATATTTCATATACTTATTTTTGAGAGAAGAGGTGAAAGAAAAATTTGTCTAATAAATGAAAATGGGGTGTGCAATAAAGATAGACAACAAGTATTAACGTCAACTAAATTTCTTTCGTATACAGAAAGAAAGATTTTAAAACTTTTGTTTGTAATTATAATATTAAAGTATTTTAACAAATGAGTAAATATTTGGATCCCAAAGAGGTTCTACCATTAGAATGGCACCTTTACAAAACGGTGTGTCCCTTCTTGGCCCCCATTGCCTATGAACAGATTGGACTTACTCCAAATGGGATAACAACTGTGGGAAACATATTCGGAGCCCTAGGTCTTATATCTCTCTATAATGACAATTATCTCTGGTTTTTCTTATTTATAATGATCAGACAGATGTTAGATGCTTTGGATGGTTATGTGGCGAGAAAATATAAACATTTTAGCAAATGGGGAGAACGATATGATCATGTATCAGATTCACTTTTAGGATCATTGGTTACTTTATTATTTTTGATTAAGTTGAAACCAAAAAATAGAGTATTTATAATTCCTTATATTTTGTTTAATATTTTGATACATGATACAAAGAAAAAACGATCTTTGTGTTTCAGAGGAAAATTAGAAAAGTGTATTGAACCAGAAAGTAGAAGTAATTACATGTCAAAAACTCGCTTCTTATCTTATAGCGAGAGAAAGGCTGCTAGACTTTTGTTTGTAATTATAATATTAAAGTATTTTAACAAATGAGTAAATATTTGGATCCCAAGGAGGTTTTGCCGTTAGAGTGGCATCTTTATGAAACAGTGTGTCCTGTGTTGGCCCCCATTGCATATGAACAACTTGGACTTACCCCGAATATGATAACGATATTAGGATTTGTTATGTCTATATTCGCTCTAAATTCATTAAAAAATAAAAATTTTGTTAATCGTGTCTTCAATGAAAAAGAGATTCTAAAGTGTAAAAAAATTACTAATAGTATTAGTTG